GTGGCGTTTTGGGACAGTCCCGAGGAACTGGTGACTGGCCTCCGTCAAGCGATCCCATCGCAAGGCGTCACGATGATCTTCTACGAATCGACAGCGAATGGTGTCGGCAACTTCTTTCACAAGACGTGGGAAGAGGCGACCGCTGGCAGATCAGAGTTCGCTCCCAAGTTCTACCCCTGGCACCGGCACCCCGAGTACGTCGCGTCCTACATCCCGCGGATGCAGCACGGCAGGTACTCGGAACTGGAGACCCTGACCACCGAAGAGAAGGCGCTCAGGTCAATGGGCATTTCGGACGGGCGGCTACTTTGGCGCAGGTATGCAATCGCGGAACTCTGCCAGGGAGACATCGACAAGTTCCACCAGGAGTACCCCACCACACCCCACGAAGCCTTCCTGTCTACAGGTCGCAACGTATTCAATATCAACCATCTTCTCGATCATTACCGACCTATGCGGCCGCGTGTTGGGAATCTGAAACGGCGTGGCCAGCGCGTCGAGTTCGTGGACAACCCCGATGGGATGTTGAAGATCTTCCGCTTCCCGAGCGCGGATCAGAACTGGGGGATCTATCAGATCGGAGCCGACCCTACGCACACGATCAGTGGGGACAAGGCGTGCGGGCAAGTGCTGAACCGTAGGACGCTGGAGCAAGCTGCCGTCTTGAGCGCGCACCTCGACCCCATCGAGTTTGGCAAGCAACTCTTCCTTCTGGGCGAGTACTACAACACTGCAACGATCGCCCCCGAGAAGGAGGGACCGGGTTATGCCACTGTTGGTCATCTTTTGGGTGCTGGTTATCCAATGGTTTGGGAATCACAGAAAGTGGACAAGACGCCAGGCAAGATCCAGACGGATGTGTTTGGTTGGGGCACGAACAAGGCGACAAAGGCAATGGCGATGGGATACCTCGTGAACGCTCTCAGCCAGCCACTCCAGCGCGTGGGCGATACCACTTACGGGCTGATGATCCACGACGAAGAGACCTTCGCTGAGATGAAGGATTATGTGAGTGACGAGAAGGGCGGGTTCTGCAACGGCGAGGGGAGCATGTTCGATGATCGGGTGATGGCGCTCGGCATTGCACTTTCATCGCATTACATCGACCCGCCCGTTCCCGCTTACACCGTTACAAGTCAGGTCGAGCAGGCCAGGGAAATCATCAGCCACATGGAAGAGAATGGACCAACGGAAGTGAGTGAAGAGATGCAAGAAGCCATTGATGCGCCGTGGGAAGGGTGGGACCAATGACTCTGTACGGGTACCAATGCCGCGAGTGTGGCCAGGAGTACACGAGCGAGATCCGTGCCGACCTTCTTGATCGCGATTGTTGCGGCCAGCCGATCAAGCGCAAGTACTCCGTTGCTGTCCACCGGCCAATGCACGAGCACTTCAACACGTCCGTTGGCAAGCCCATCAGTTCCGACCGGCAGTTCCGTGACGAACTCAAGCGCAAGTCCGAAGAGCACTTCCTCAAGACCGGCATCCCTGCGGACTATGTGCCATCGGACCCTACCGAGACGCGCAAGGCTGTAGAGGCGTCGGGTGGTGTGGGCTTGGATTCCACCAACCGGGCGCGTGTGGCGTCAGGCAAGAAGCCCATCCACCTGAACGGTTAGTACTCGGGGGTACCGGGGGGCGAAGCCCCCTGGTGATAGTCTTCCCCGCATGAGTGACATTGGTGACCAGGCTTCAATGCAGGCAATGGGCGATGCCCTTGCGTCGGGGTCGGTTCGTGGTATCACCGAGCCGGTTCCTGAGTCCGATGAGATCAAGGAAGCGCAGATCGCGCAGACGATGCGGGAACTCTTCTACCGTGCTCGTGATGCTCGTCGTCCTCTTGTGGGCCAGTGGAAGAAGAACTATCGCGTCTTGAACAATCGCACGTGGTCGCCTCGTGCGGAACCGTGGATGCCTGCCCCTGAGATTTCCAACATCTGGCCGATCGTTGCGTCGATGGTTGCGTGGATGACGGATCAACGTCCGATCACGGAGACCACTCCAGTCATCCCTCCCTTTAGCCCCGATGCTGATTACTACGACAAGGTAGCCGAGCACATGAACGCTGCCCTGAAGGCAACGTTCCAGGGCAACGACTTGGACGCCGAGATCGAGCGGATGTTGTGGGATGTCTGCACCTACCAGATCGGTTACATGAAGACGACGTGGGAGCCATGGCTCGCTGACGGTTATGGCGATGCGGCTTTCCGTCGCGTTGACCCGTTCACGATCTACCCCGATCCTCTTGCCAAGTCTCCGAAGGATCTTGGCTACATCACGGAAGCAAAGATCATGACGTTGGACGATCTTGACCGGGCATTCCCCGGAGCGGTTGATCGGGTCATGGCTGGGCACACCGAGGACATTGACGAGTCGCCGCACGCGCTGGAGAGCAAGACTTCCGCTACCGAGCCACGCGTCAACCTGGCTGCAATCTCACCTTCTACGAACTCTCGCTTCGCGCCGTCTGAGCGGGGCAACAAGGTTTCGATCAACGAAGATCCCACCGTTGTGGTGCTGGAGACGTGGATTCGTACCCACGAAACCATCACGCACGCTGAGGATGATTCGATCCAAGAAGGCACTGCACGCGTCATTGACCGTTGGAAGTGTGTGGTCACGTGCGGCAACACCGTACTCATGAACGAGTATGCCGATGACATCTACGCGTTTACGACGCACCCTTACGATCGCATGGTGTTGTTTGAGACTGGCGAGTGGTACGGGCCGGGGCTCGTGCAGTTCCTCACCTCGCCGCAGGAGTCCATCAATCGGATGCTGGCCAACATCGAGCAGAACATCATGCTCGTTGGCAACCCCATCTTCTACGAGGGTCGTCGTGCCAACTCGACCACCAAGACGAACCGACCTGGACAGCGGATCAAGGGAGCGAGTCGCGATGAGGTCGGTTGGCTGGAGCCTCCGTCTCTTCACCCCGACCAGATCAACCTCATCCAGTATTACGAGTCCAAGATCGAAACCATTTCTGGCCTCTCCGCTATTGTCCGAGGCTTCTCCCCATCGGGGCGCAACTCGACAGACGTGCTATCCAGCGTGCAGGACTCTGCGTTCGTGCGTGTGCGCGCAACCCTTCGCAATCTGGAGAGGTGTCTGCGTGGTGTCACTTCCAAGCAAGCAGCGTTGATCGCTGAGTTCTACACCGAGCCACGCATGGTCGCGACCGTGGGCGTTGATGGCACCAAGTCGCGTCTTGCTCTTCGTGCCCGACAGTTCTACACGCTTGCTCCCACGGACAATTCTGAAGAAGACGGCACGCCGATGCGTTTCCAGATCATGGCCGACGCCGGTTCCGAACATCCGACGAGTCGCGGTGCCCGGCAGTCGCAGGCCGAGCGTCTGTTCGCGATGGGGGCGATTGACGAAATCGAAGTTCTCAAAGCTGAGAAGTGGCCGAACTGGCGCGAGGTAGCCTCTCGCGTGCAGGAGATGAAAGCGATGGCCGGAGAACTTGGCCAAGCCCCAGGCAAGCGTCAAGCGACACGCAGTCAATAACAAGGAGCAACCATCATGGCAATCTTTACCAACATCGAAACACTCAGCACTGTTGCTGAACTGCTCGTGGCATCGCAAGGCGCGACGGGTGGCCTACCGAAGACGGTTGTTCTCACGGGGGGCTCCGCAGACGACATCTACATTGGCGGGGCCAACGTAGATGCGACAGACGGGTACCCAATCGGATCTGGCACACTCACCATTCTGCTTGGTCCTGGTGACGATCTTTGGGCGGTTGCTGGATCTGGGACACCGACGATCAATGTCATGGTACTGAGGAACTGATATTGTGCTGACTTGGTTTCACCGAGCGCTGGTGCTCTTTGGCAACACCGACTCACTCTTGACCGCCTCTGCATTGTTGACCGAATCCGGTGGCCACTTGCTGTTGGAATCGGGTGACAAGATCTTGCTTGAATAAGTCCAACAGAAAGCTGAGATAGCCAATCATGCCAGATCAAAAGATTTCTGAACTTGCTGCATTGTCCGCCGTTGATGACGACGACCTATTGGCCCTTGTTGACACTTCCGCGGGCGAAACGAAGAAAGCCACGAAGGCCGCGCTATTCGCCAACCCGACGTTCACCGGCAACGTGGTGGTGCCGGACGCTGACGCTGATGGCGAGGCGATCGCCTATGACCAGGCAGGCGCACGACTTGCAGGGCTGACGAGTACCGGCAACGTCACCATGGCGAGCAGCTACAACACGCTCAACCTCGAAACGGTGGTAGGTCTACCGTCACGTATCAGATGGACGGTAGACGGTAGCGGCGTGTGGACGATTGAGCGCCAGGCCACCACCGGCCACTTGGCGGTGGCGCAGAGTGATCTATCGACCGGCGCATACCAGTCAATCCCTCTGACGCTAGTCAGGTCGGGCACGACATCGGAAGTACGGATGACCGGTGCCGCATCCGTCACCGTGCCGTCGCCGTCGGCGTCGACTCATGCGGCCCGGCTGGTGCGTACCCCGTCGGCGGTGACCGGCGATCTCGGTCTGCCAGGGTATGCGGGCAGCGACACCGGCTGGCGGGACATCACAGCACTACAGGTGAACGGCTGGGCATTCACCTTGATCGAACTGCATCGCAGCGGTGCCCATTGCACGCTTCGTGGAGTTTGGCCGATCACGGCCGACGACGCCAAAACATCGGACACGTTTTACACGTTGCCGTCCGGCTATCGCTCCTCACAACTGCTTGACATGCCGACACGCAACCCGTCGACGACCGGGGCCGCCGGTCCGTTCATCCGCCTTAATACGGCTGGTCCAGCTCAAGCAATTCTTACGAGCACGGTATCCACGGTCTACTTCAGCATCAGTTGGGTGACCACCGACACCTGGCCCACCTCGCTGCCCGGCACGCAAGTGTCCGCCCCCGCATCCTGGTAACCCGAAAGGCACACATGGCAATCACACTCACTATCGAAATCACCGACGCACAGCAGGCAAAGATCGTGGAGGCGGCAGCGATCGTCGCCCCGGACGCCCAGCCCGCACAGATCAAAGCGTGGGCTGAGCGGACATGCAAGCAGGCGCTACGAGCCGAGGTTCGCAGCGTGCTCGACGCTGCACGACGTGAAGCCGAGAATGAGGCCCGTCAGGCTGTCGATGCTGACTGGTCGGCGGCTTGGGCGGACGACACCGGCGACACCGGCGACACCGGCGACGAGGCGTAGCATGACCACGCTGCGCTTCACCATCAACAATTCGTACTTGACACGAAAGGAATCACCATGAGCGACGATCTTTCCACCGAGGGGTTCTTCCCCAACTCCAGCCGTCCTGACCTCAAGCCCGCAGACCCTCGCGGTCGCAACGCTGCATCGAACGATTTTTACATCCACGGTTCGATCGACAACCAGATGATCTTCAACGCTGGTTCTGGAGAGTGTGAACCGTTCAACAAGTAGCCCGCGTACTACACTCGCGGTTGACCACCAGCACCTACGCCAGAAAGGCACCCATCATGGACAAGAACATCAAGAGCAAGACTGGTTCCGCTCCGATCAAGAAGGTCGGTCACACCTACTCGGGCAAGTTCGGCAGCGAGCCGATGGCCAAAGAGCGCGGCCGTGCAGCGGAGCCCAGCGAGCAGACGTTCCGCTGATTGCCAACCCATCCAACTCACTAGCCGAGGTAGGTAACCAATGGCCGTAAGAGGAACCAACACGATGCAAGAAGCGCTTCAGCGCCTCTTGACCGACGTTGCACAAATGAAGACCCTCGCGGACTCTGACCTGCCTTGGCTCGTGGAGTTGGAAAGCATGGTTCTCAACAAGATCAAAGAACCAGTCCAGGCCATGCAGCAGCAAGGAGGCCCGCTCGCACAGCCGCAAGGACCACCACCTGGAATGGGCGGACCTCCAATGCCCGCGGGCGCAGCGATGGGTGGCGGCATGTCCGCTGGCCCGCAGATGCCCAACCCCGACGAACTCCAGCGCCTTCTTGGTGCTGGAGGCCCCGGTGGCCTTCCAGCGTAATCCAGACGACCCGCTTTCCCCTGCACGAACGGATTCATCATGAGCAACAACAACGACACTTCATTCACGATCGACACCGAAGTCTTCGGTTTGCCGACCAACGTGAACAACGACGCGACCCCCGGCTTCATGTACGGCGAGGACGACCTTGGGGTGGACGAGAACGACCCCATCTATCAAGCGACCGTAGAGGCGATGAAAGCTCGCGGCGTAGAGATTCCGAAACCTGACGAGCAAGAGCGCCCTCTTGAGTTGAAAGCCGATGACGGCGAGGTCGGCGCAGAGGACGCCAGCGATGACGCCGCCGATCTCACCATCGAACCCCCTGCCGAGGATCCCACCATCGAACCCCCTGCCGAGGATGCTCCGGTGGATGATGCGGGTGCTCATCTTGATCTGGAAGTGGACGGCCAGAAGTTCTCATTGAACCCTCAGCAGGCCGAATACTTGCTTCGCGTCAACACCTGGCTGGAGACCCTGCCTGACGAAACCAAGCAGCAATGGGCTGGCATCGAGCAGGGCACGCACGTTGCTATCTCTGCTCAGGAGTATGCGGATCTCAAGGCACAAGCAGCCAGCCCGCAGCCCTTGAAGACTTCCGGTGCGCCGGATCTCGATGATCTCGATGACGACACCGCCGAATACATCCGCTCGTTGGAAGCACGTGTCCCCCAGCATCAACAGGGTGGGCAGCCCGACAATTCCGGACAGCCTTCACCAGCAGAACTTCAGGCCGCGTTCCGTCACCAAGAGGAACAGCGCACCGTGATGATGCAGGAACTTGCCACGATCAACGAAAGCTACAGAAGCAAGTACAACCTGTCTGACGAACAAATTGCGCGGTTGGAGCAAGTGACTGCCGAACTACGGGTGATTCCCACCCTGCAAAGCAACATGACGCAGTTCTCGCCAACTGGCCAAGTCATCCGCCAGCCCGCGTTTTCTGAAGTAGTTGATCGCGCATACGAGATCGCCATGTCGCAAGATCCGACACTCCGCCAGATCCGCGACGACATCGCCTACAATGCCCGCGTGGCGAAAGACGCAGACCGCAACCAAGCCACAAACGCAAAAAAGGCCAAGGCAGGAACACTTGCCTCGACACCATCTGCTGCCGTACCAGCGAGCGGGAACGGTGCCCCAAGCATCGGTCCTGGCAACAAGATGGACTTGAACGCCACATCTGAGGCGATCGCGAGAGCGCTCTCCCAGATGAGCGAACAGTCCTGACTCCCAACCCACTGAAATGCCAGGCACGGCAGAAAGGAAGATTCGATGACCGCCATCGGAGCAAACACGATCACGTCGATCGCTCGGCATTTCATCATGCCCCAGATCACGGATCAGATTTACGGGAGCAACGTTCTCCTGTATCGACTCATGAAGGGCAACAAGCGCATGGTGCAGGGGGGAACTCAGATTGAAGTTCCCTTGATGTACAAGCGCTTCACCACTGGTGGTGCTTACTCGGGCTACGACGTGTTCGACACGACGCCGCACGACACCATCCGCAACGCCGTCTTCAACTGGAAGCAGCATCAGGTCACGTGGTCGGTCGATGGACTGACCATGTTGAAGGCTGACTCCCCGTTGGCGATCGCCAACTTCCTCACCCTCCAGTCGCAGCAGGCGTACATGGAGATGGCGGAGAACCTGGCGACCGGCCTCTTCGGAGACGGCATCGGCACCATCACCGCTACCAAGGATCTCGACGGCCTCGGCGGTCTGATCGGTACCGGCTCCACCATCGGCAACCAGTCCTACGGAGGACTCGATCGCACCTCGTACACGTGGTGGGATTCCAGCGTCACTGGTGTTACCAGCACCGACACGATGGACGAGGCCACCCTCATGACAGCGTTCACGGCAGCGCAGCGCGGCGGTCAGTCCCCCACGCTGATCGTTTCGGGCCAGGACCAGTGGAACCGCTACTGGGCACTCGGTGCATCGGGCGCAACGGGAGACCGTTTCATCCGCAATCCCGAAGGTCATGACAACCTCCTGTACAGCGCCGGGTTCACGAACCTGCTGTTCAACAACGTTCCGTGGGTCGCTGACTCGCACGTGACGCAGGGTGTCGTGGACGCCAACAACAGCCGGGTCTACATGCTGAACGAGAACTTCCTTCACTGGATCGTCTCGCCACGTGCAGACTTCTACCTCAAGCCGTTCCAAGAGCCCCATAACCAGGACGCGATGGTTGCATCGTTGCTCTGGGCGGGCAACTTGGTCTGCTCCAACCCCGATGCCCAGGGTGGCATCTTCAACTTCAACGCCTGATCGGCAGAAGGGAACATCACGATGAGCAACATCCTCGCAAACCCGAACGGTGCTCACCGCACCGTCAGTGATTTCCGTGAAGGTGTCGATGACGCTGGCAACGAGATCATCTACGGCAACCAGTCCGTCGAATCGTGGCAGGCTGCTGGCACGATCCTCAAGGGCCAGGCACTCATGCTGGTCGCTCCGACCGAAACCGCTCCAGCGACTGTCACCCCCATGACAGCCGCTGTGACTGGTGGAGATTCGTGGCGATTCGTGGGCGCAGCCCTGGAGGCAGCTACGGCTGGCCAGCAGGTCCGTGTCTGCACGCAAGGCATCTGCCTCGTGCTTCACGACGCATCCGACGACCCCGCTGCCTACGACCTCGTGTCGGCACCGGCCACCACCACTGGCGACTTCGATGTCGTCGCTGGTGCAGCCGTAGACGACGGCGTCTATGTCGGCTACTACCTCGGCGGCACGCTCGCCGGGCAGACGGACACCGCCCTCGCTTTCATCACGCCTTCGCCGGTCGTGAGGTTTGAGGCCGGAGCCTGATTCTCGGCTGACCATTCCCCCGCCCGTACAGCCGTGCAGGGGAAGCCGGGTGAAGAGCCCTCATCGCGGGAACGCGATGAGGGCTCTTTCGCGTACTACACTCCTGATTGAACACCCCTGCACGTCATCAACTAGGAGACCAACACAATGCCCGAGTTCGTCAAGATCATCAACGAAGACGACAAATCGTTCGACTTCATGCAGAACAATGCGAAGCGCATCATCGAACCCGGTGGCGATGTCATCGTTCCGTGGAACGTGGCTTGCACCCTGTTCGGCAACCCGAACATCCCCGACATTCCGCCAGCCAATGAGCGCACGCGGATGTACAAGAAGATGCGAGCCCGCTACAACTATGGCGACGGGCTTCACTCCCCCGAGCATTGGGATGCTCGCCGCCCCAAGGTGCGCGTGTTTGACTTGGAAGGCGACACGGAGATCGTCATGCTCATCAACGATCCATCCGGTGAACACCTCGGCGCGTTCAACCCGAACAGCAAGTCTGTCAACAAAGAGACCGACATCGAGGCCCTCCAGAACCAGATCGCTCTACTCACCAAGCAGGTCACGCGTCTTGTCTCCAAGGAGCAGGCGGCACCGACCCCGAACGCCACGGGCACATCGAGTTCGCCTACCGCTGTAGAGGATTCGCCAGGCGGCGATGTCGATTCAGTGTTCAACATCCCAACAGCGGGTGACAACGACACGGCAACGACCGACGATCCGCAGTCAGTGACAGTGGGCGAGATCCCCTACGCCGACGACGATGCCCCGCCCGCACTGGCACGCAAAGCCGTAGCCAAGAAGGTAGCGGCAGTCAAGAAGTGAGCAGCCCGCTCGACGCCGCCCTTGAGGCATACAACCGAGCATCAAGAGAACTCGCCGCGCTCTACCGAGAGCGCGGCGATCTCGCGTCAACAGAGATTGAATCTCGCGTCTCGGGTTACCAGCAGGCAATCACTGACGGGGCTACAGTAAGCGATGCCAGACATGCAGCCGACCTCGCGTCGAAGCACTACTCCACCGAGATCGCCAAGATGAACGGCGAAATCGAAGGATACAACGTAGAGCTGCGATACCTAGATCAGTTGCTTGCCCACTTGAGAGGCAAACATGCGTGAAGATGCACAGTTCATTGAAATCACCGACTTCACCCCCGGCATCTTCAGCGACTACCACTATGGCTCAGGGCGCACTGTGGTCGAGACGCAAGAAGGTTCCATCCTCGCTGGCAACGGGTCGGCAACAGTGGACAACACTGCTCGATGCTGCGCCGATCGAACGGGAGCATTGGTCCCGCTACCGAAGCTGATCGAAGGCAAGACGACCAACCGTCTTCCTACAGCACAAAATGCAGAAAACCATTTCATTTCGGGTCTTCACGAGAACTTTCTCTTAGATGCTTATGTACGCGGCGACATGTTCGTGTACGGGGATCAGCAGGCCGCAGACTCGGATCGCGCTGGCGTTTACACGATGTACGGATTCCCGTATGACTCCACGTCGGATTATTCCGGTGATGAATACTGGACAGTGATTGCACAGCTTCACCGTCTGTTTGATTCTTCATCCGCACAACATGATCTCATGTGGGCGAAATGCGCGCAGTCAATGGCGGCGTTCACCTCATCCACCGTGCAGATCGGATGTGGCAACTTCATTCCGCTGCGCGTCCGCAACTCAATCGAAGACGCGCGCACAGACGATTGCGTGGCGTGGGTGGCATTTGGTTCTCCCGGCTACCAGGCTGATGCGGGTGCTTGGACATCTGGCACGCTTACGGCGAATGAGCAGACCCTCACCGACTACGACACCTACACCAATACCACATACCCCGGCTCGCACAACCGCGTCGTCGGGATCTTCCCGAACCCAACCGACAACACACTGACCGATTCCGGCTTCCTGGGAGGAACGCACGATGGCACGGCAGACGAGACGTTCCCCGACGCGTGCTACCTTGTCGCCCATCAGGGGCGAATGGTCGCCACCACGCGGACACAGAAGCAGACGGGTGAACTCACTGGCGGAAGCGAAGAGTGGGGCATCATCTCGGAGTCGGTCACGTACTCGCCGGTTCAAGACTTCTATGGCACGCTTGGGTTCGGTTGTTTTGAGACGGCTCAGTTCGGTGAAGAGAAACCGTTCCGCTCTGGCGCTGTCGCATCCATTACGGCTGACGAAATCATTTTCATCAAGGATCGAGAGGGCGCTGTGCTCGTGCGTGGGGATCTTGATAACCCCACAGTCGTTCAACTCCCTTACGTCGAATCCACACACGGAGCCTACAGCATCCCCGCGAAGACAAACTTTGGGCTGGTGTACGGAACATCTAACGGGGTGTACGTGTGGGAAGGTGGCGAAGGGTCACGACATCTCTCCCCGCAACTAGAAGGATTCTTCTGGAACCACGCTGGAGACCTTCAATACCTTGGCAACCGAGGCCGGTTCGGGTGGTGGAACCCGTGGGTGGTCGCGCCCAACAACTTCATCTACGACTCTCGCACCGAATCGTGGTGGCGGATCGACACCCCGACGAATACCAACGTGGCGTGCAACGTGGCCGACGTGGTGAACTCCAGCAACCGGCTCTACTTGTTCCCGCACAAGCTCAACAAGAACTCGTCGCCCATGTGGTACACCGCTTCACCCGACGTGCTTGCGGACACTTACACATGGCAGTCGCAGCCGCTCGTGGAAACCCGCACGCGCGTCGTCACAGTGCAAGAGATCCATCTCCTGGCTACAGCGGCATCGGACGACCAGGCAACGGTGGCCATCACGCTCACCGGCTACGCAGCAGACGGCACCCCGGTAGCCCCTGTGACAACGACCTTCACGATGGCAGCGAACACCAACCCTCAGATGCTTCACAAAGATGTCGTCACGAACTTCCAGGCCACGCACATCCAGGTGAAGATCGTGACCGATGCCAACGACACCTCCGAACCCGCTCCGAAGATTCACGCAGTTTCGTTGGCCACCGGCACCCGAGCACGAATCGCGAAAGGATAGGCCATGGTCGAGTTCAAGGCGCGCCGTCATCGGCTAGAGCTTCCTCCAATGCCGAGCACGGACGATCCCAAGCAACTCAAGCGCGCCATGGATCAGATGAAACGTCTCGTGCAGGACGAGTTCAACCGGCTCTCCACCGACTTCTACGACTTCAAGCTCGCCACGTTCAACGCTGGCATCATTCCTTTGCGTGCTCCTGCAAATATCACCATCACCAAAAACGAGTACTCCGCATCCTTTACGTGGGAGCTACCCGATGGCGATGACATCACCCCCACCGAAGTGCAAGTACGCATTTTAGAAATCTCGCCCAACACATGGGCTACGTACACCTACCCGAAGACATCGTGGTCAACTTCAGGTCTCGTTCCCGGCACGCAATACACCTTTCAGATCCGGCTTCGTGCCGTGTTTGAGGCGACCGATTCGTTCGTGAGCACGACGCGCAACTGCCCATCGGTCCCCGTTCTACGCACAGCCGAATCTTCCATCAAGGCGAAGGTGTTTACCACCGATGATGGGGTCGGCCCACCGATCGACAACGGCACCGACAACACCGAAGTCATCTTCAGATACCCCGAGACCGATGGCACGCCTGGCGCGGTCGGTGGCTCCGACTGCTGGTGGGGTTACAAGTTTCAATATCGCGCGGCATGTGCGTGGGCTGATACCGCTGTATCCGAAGCGTTCGCTGATGGAAACGTGGGTGATGTGACGATCGACACCGGCGCGGCTCCCTTCACCACCTATCCCAACGCCCTGTTCCGGTTGGCCTATCGAGAGATCTGCAACGGCGTAACTCAGGACTGGGTGTACGGCGAGCCTTTTATGGCCGCAGACTTTGGCAATCCAGATTGCCTCGGGATCAGCAAGTCAATTTCGCAATCCACATCGCCTTTCGCAACTGCCGATATGTTTGCCCTCCCAGCAGCGTGTCAAGGGGACGGAACAGGGCTCCAAATTGTGGACGGGCTGACACAGGATGAGTTCTTCCCAATGGAGCCTGGTTTCAAGTGCATTGAGTACATTGACGATGAATGGACAATTATTGCGGACGACACTACGGACCCGGCTGTTTCTAACGTAATTTACACCGGGTTGCTTCAAGGGACGGTTCCCGAAGTAGGGAATCTGCATGATGAAAGCGATTTTACAATTTCGTTGGAAATCAAAGTTCCCGACAACTCGTTAGTTTTAGCTGGGGGTACTGGCGCTTACACCATTCTCAACATGGGGGGCGCTGTATTGGTCAACGTCACTCAAAACGTTTCCGATTACAGCATTACCGTAGTGGTGCCGCGCAGTGGTGGAGGATCCTACGTTTTCCGTGCGGACAATCTTGCCTACGCAACCTGGAACTCCGTGTTTTACGTGCATGATGTGTCCGAGGCTGATGGCAGGCAGCTATGGGTCAACCAAGCCATTGTCGATACATCCTCAAATGCGTTCCTCAACGAGTTCAGTGACATTGATAACAGCGTGACGATCAGCACTGTCAATGACATGCAGATCCGCAAAGTGTACGGATGGACGCGAGCGCTTACCCCTGCGGAGATCACGAGTTCCGCTTTCACTGTTTACAACATCATCAACTCGTTCTCTCCAGTCGGTTACTGGCCTTATCGTGACACGTCCAGTCCGGCAGTAGACATTGTTTCAGCCAACAATGGCGTCGTTGGTGCCAGCGTTACGCTGGCATCTCAGGCTGGAGGGGATGGGTTCAGTTATCCCAACTTCCCTGGATCAGCCCCTCCAAATGGGGTGATTGACGCTTCTCATGGAACGAGCTACGAAGTTTCTGCATCCGGTGCAGGCATGTCCGTCGTGTTCATTCTCCGACGTTCAGCAACGGGTGCTGGCACTCAAGGAGTGGTTTTCTTGGAGACTCAATGGGGCGTCATTCTCCAATCAGGTGCCATCAGAGCATCGTTGCGAAATGGCGTCGGAGAGGTAAACACCACGAACGGCCCGACTCTGAGTATCGGACCGTGGTATCTGGTTGTTGTCAATTACCCTGACCTCACATCATGCCCCGACCTGTACGTCAACGGCACAATGGCGACTACGGGAACGCCGACTGGCACCGGACTCGACACCAGCACCAACCCTGTCAGATCGGGTTCCGTCATGAGAGGCAACATGGCTCACCTGGCAATCATTCCCCGAGAACTCACGCCCACGGAAATAGCTACGCTCACCACAGCATTTAGCAACGAGGGGTGGTAGTCGGCTATCATCATGATCCATGGCTACGACCGTCGCTGACGCCACGACCGCACTGCGGGATTTGCTGGATGAGTCCGTCGCGGCTCAATGGACAGACGTGCAGCTTCGCCGCTGGCTCAACGAAGGCATTCGTGACATTGCCCGACGCACCCGGCATTACTGGGATACCGACACGATCGACGTGGCCGCAGACGACGGCGAGTACACCGTCAGCGATGACGTGCTCCACATCAAACACGTGTACTTCACCCCTGACGGCGACGCAACGCGAGACATCCCACTGGAGCCGCGAGCCTTTGAGGCGATGAATCAGGTCTGGTGGGATCGGCAGGATCAATCTTCTGGATACCCTGTGTTCTTCACCACGTTCGGGTACGCACCGACGCTCACTATCAAGCTCTTCCCCGTACCCAGTACTGACGGCACGCTCACCCTGCATGTGTGCCGGTTGCCTGCCGCGCTTGATGTCGCAGCGGGCACCGGCAACATCGACGCTCCCACCGGCTGGCTAGAGATGGCCTACGACTATGCCGAGTACAAGGCACTTCGCAAGGATCGCGACCCTCGCTGGCAGGAAGCGTTCCAGTTGTACGAATCGAAGATCCAAGACATCATCGACATGGGCGAGTACATCAACGCGCCCGGCGAGTTCATTCCGACCACGATGGGTATGCTCCCGAACTGGCTGGTCGGCTGGGAAGGGTACTGAGTGATCTGACATGGCCCTTGGCGTACCCAACTCCAACCCGCCCGCCCCCGTAAATCCTTCGGCCAACCGACAGCGTTCGACCAGTCAAGGCAGAACAACATCGGCACCCGCGTCTGCGTCTACGTCTACGGCTGGATCAACTTCCACATTCACGCCTACGCCTGAGTATTCCAACCGGGGTGCGTGGTCGGGGTGGAACTCGGCTGCACCTCAGCGCACGCAGGGGTTCATTCAGGGAGTAGCCGGGGAAAGTGTCAACGCTCTGACGGGTGGTGCCAGCGATCCGCGGATGACCAACAGGCAGTACTACGAGAACATGTATTCGCCGCAACTTGTTCAGCAGGCGATGAAGTCGGGCATGGATCCGCAGACGTTCTTTGCGCTAGCTCCAGCAGGGCAACAGCAAGCAGCCGCATGGGGGACAAACCTTGGCAACGTGCGCGACATCGTTGGTCAGCAACAGTCGGCGTTCAACGATCAGCAAGCATCCACGCAGCAGAGCAATTCGCTGATTGACCAGTTCGGGCAGATTCAGGATCTCAACGCGCTCAACCTCCAGACGCAGTTCGACCAGGGATCGGCAATGGCGCAAGGCCGCTATGACATGAACCTTGGCCACATGCAGACGAACCTGTACAACGACCTCGGCGTGCTCGGCCAGCAGCAATTCCGCAACGTGGACCTGGCTCGTGACGACAATCGCGCTTCGCTCATCAACAACGCCAACCAACGTGGTGTGTTGGATGTTTCACGCGGCCTCGTTGGCCAGGACTTCACTCGCCAGCAGGGCTTCCTCAACGACCAGACCGGGTTCCTCAACGAGCGCCAAGACCTTGCTTACAACCAGTTCCAATCGAGTGACCAGTACGCCGGGCAACAAGCACGCGATCTCATGGCTCAGTACGGATTCGCTGGTCGGCAGTTTGCACAGACGCAAGAAGAAGCGTTCGCCAACCGGGGCACCCAGACGCGAGCAGCCAGCAGTGACGCAGCAGCACGAGGTGCGTTCGGGAGTGCCGGTTTCGGTGACAACATGCAGGACATCTACGGGCAGTATGGCCGGTCGATGGACGCCAACACGCTCCAGCTTGACCGGACGAACCAGTCGATTGACGAGCGCGATCGCGAGATCGGCAACCAGCGTCAGAACCTTCGCTTCGGCTACGAGGGCCAGCAGATCGGGTTCCGTCAGGATGCTCGCGGCATAGCGAACCAGCAAGACATCAACAGGATCGGCACGGAAGGCCAGTACAACCAGCTCACAAGCCAGTACTCGGCCAACGATTTGCAACGTGCGAACTTGCAGAACGTGGACAAAGGGCTTTCAAGTCTGGCGAAGGAATACGGCTTGAAAGAGTCCGACATCAAGAACCAGTTTGAGCAGCAAGTGGATCGCATGGGGCTTGACCTCAATGAAACGCAGCAGAGTCTTGGACGGATGCTTGCAAGTGGCAACGCCCGGCTCATTGCCGAGGCGAACTCGTTCATGAGCCAGATGATGGCCTACCAGTAAGCGGTTGAAAGGTAGTATCCCGATATGGCACTGACCCCCAACGCGCGACGAGACCGCAAGGTTGTTGACCAGTTCCTCAACAGCGGTTCAGGTCAAACTTCAGGCTTCCTTGAGCAACTGGATCGGGACATCGCGACCAATCGAGTGCAGCGTCGCGCAGCGCAGCAGGCCAACCGTGCCATCGGCGCTGGCGCATTCCAAGGCAACAGCCCGTTTCGCAATTCCCCGATGGTCAACCCGAGCGGGATGGGTGGGAGGCAGATCGTTCAGCAGGGCATGGGCAACATCCCCCCGGTTGGCGGTCGGCCAGCACTTCCCCCTGGTGGCACCGGAGGCGCTCTTGTCCCGACCGGCAACATGCCAGTCCCCACTGGCAACATGCCAGTCCCCACTGGCAACATGCCGGTACCGACCGGCAAGCTTCCGGCCAATCTTCCGCAAGGTCCAGCGGTCAACGTTGGCAACATCACTCCAGTGCGTCCGGCGGTAGGCCCTGGCCCTACCGCTGGCCCTACCGCTGGCCCTACTGCTGGTACGACTCGCGCCCTTGCTGCACAAACCGACGACTTGGTGAATATCGCTGGCCAAGCCGCAGCCCAAGGTGCCGACGACGTGGCTGGCGCGGCCGCACGCCAAGCCGGGGCAGCGCAAGCCAAGGCAGGTGCGACAGGGTTGCGTTCAGCAGTGTCGAACCTTGGTGTCAATGTCACCAAAACTTCCCTTATGCGTGGTGCTGGCGTTGCTGGCACTGGCTACATGGTCTCGCAGTTCATCGACGGCATGAACATCGGTGGCGAGCAGTCCATTCTCGACAAGGGTGGCTCCAGCGCGATCATGGGTGCTGGTCTTGGCGGCGGCGCAGCCCTTGCTCTCGGGCTTGGCACTGGCCCTGCCGGTTGGGCCGCACTTGGTGGCGCTGCCCTCTTCGGTGTGTCTCGGGCATTGTGGGGCGGCGACGACACCAAGCTGGAAACGGCCACCAAGGCCGTTGGCGAAACTCGCGACACGATCCTTGAACTTGCTGGGATGTACGGCATCGAAGGTTCGGCACTGGACGACATCATGCTGCAATACGAAGCATCGACTTCTCTGCTCATCGACCAGAAGGACACCGCTGGCCTCAAAAACTTCATGGCTGGCATCTCGACCAGCCTGCCCGCCCTCATGCTCCAGGCTCGCGAACAGCAGAAAGCTCAGGACCAGGAGCAGAAACGTTACGAGTCCATGATGCAGGCGCAAGCACAGTTTGCTCCCATCTTTGAGCAAGCGTTGAACCGGGCGTCGCAGTCCAACTTGCGCTCCACAGCGCAGGCCAACAACACCGCCTCGTACCTCGACCAAAATCAGCCGCAACTCGCCGCTCTCTACCGGACCACGGCAGCGCAGAGCGAAGCAGCAGCCGCCAACCTTCAGGCCGCGTACGCCAGGCAGATGGCCGCAGCGCCAATCACTACTGGTACCACCGATCAGCTTCAGCGTCAGCTTGCTCAAGAAGAACTGATGAACCAGCAGATCGCTCAGTCGGCACAGTACGCAGGCTTCTGATTCACCCGTGGGGTAGCATCCCCATATGTCAGATGTAGGGTTCGTCAACGACTTCGCCACTCGCGTACCCACCGTAGACGTTGGTGCGTTCCTGAGTCCCTTGGCGAACTCGATCCCTGGCGCACCGCAAGGTGGAGGCGGCGATACCAGACGCCAGCCCATCATCACCAACGCGCCACGAGCACAGAAGTCTCTTCAGAACAAGTACTCCGGCTACATGCAGGAGCTTGCACAGCAATACGATCCACGCGTATTCAACGCAATGGTCGCGTACGACAGCGATCGCGTGAGGCGAGGGCAGAATCCGCTTGATGAAGAAGCCACACGTCGCGCCTTGCAGACCGCGCAGACAGGCGTGCCCGTAACCGAAGAAGCCAAGCCGTCAATGTTCAACTTGTTCGGCAACACTATTCGGAACATCGGTGACATCGTTCGTTCGATCCCACGCCTTCCGAGCGCGCTGGTCAGTGAGTTCAACGACATACAGAACATCTCGCAGTCGATGGCCGACGCACCCAACCCCATCGCAGGAATAGCCGGTGCTCCCGGTATCCGGCTACTCCCCGGTGCGTACATCGCTGAGAATCTGGCCAAAGGCGACATCGGGGAATTGATCTCCAACCCAGTGTTCACCGCGCTCGACGTGTTGCCCCTGGCAAACAAGTTGGCAGCAGGCACCAAGGTGGCCAAGGCGGCAGCAGAAGCATCGCGAGCCGTGTCGGCAGGCGGCGAAGCGGGACTCATCGCGAGAGGTGCGGCAGCAGGCACCCAGAAAGAAGCGCGCATCCTCCGTCAAATGGAGAAGCGCCCGATGGCAGCGGCCATCAACAACACGCTTGATGAGTTCGGCAACATCGTGAGAACGCCGACAGGTGATGCAATTGATGCCATTACCAAGTCGCGCATGGTCCGGCCATTGGAGAAATGGTTCTCGCAGACGCAGCGTGACGTGATGTACAAGGTGAACTCGTCACAGCAGCGCGTCCACAACATCGTGACCGGCGTTCAACAGGCGGGAGACATTGCCACCAAAGATGGGCAACTCGATCGCATCGCACGTGACGCAGCGAAGCTCCGTGGCGATCTGCTTGAACTCGACCCCACCATCGAAGCACGCATCCCCGAGATTACGCAGAAAATGACCGAAGGTAAATGGGATGAACTCACTGGCGTGGATGCACAAGCCGCCCAGATGTACAAAGAAGTCATTGACCGAACCACCGAGTGGTCGGTGGCCAACAACTACCACCTCATGTTCGACGGCGAGGTCTACGACATCGACGCAGGGTTAGCGTTGGCGCAGGCCAATCGTCGCTTGCAACGCACGGAGAGATTCAACGTCGTCCGCAACCAGATGATTGCTGGTACTGCCAACCCGACCGATGTGCTCACCTTGCTCAAGGAAACTTACGAGCGCGAGGCCATGACTCCGTTGGTTGTCGGTGAGGGTACTCAGGCCACCGCCACGCGCGCCCAACAGAAAGCGGCAAGAGCGCAGGGCACGACCGTCTCGGGTGGCGAGAAGAACACGGCGCGTCGCATGGCTCTCCGCAGTCTTGAAGCCAGTGGATACGACACCTCGCACTTCTACACCAAATCGAAGAACGCGAAAGGCAAGGTAGTCACCAAGCTCAAGCAGGGTGATGAGTTGGTGGCGGCAGCAGACGACGTACTACAGGGTCGCGTCACTCTCGCAAAGAAGGATCTGCTCACCATGAGTCAGATTTCCGACATCATCCGCGCGAACAAGGGCACGTACAAAGGCAACTCCCTCGCACTCCTTGAGGCTGGCATTCAGAAGGGCGAGTGGAAGGTCGTCACGAAGGCGATTGATACTCTCCGTAAGCAGAAGATGAACGCCGCACTCAGTGACGAACTCTTCATTGACAGTATCCGGCAGATCCGTGATACCAGTCGTGAGGTGGCGAAGACCAAAGCCTATGCCGACGAGGCAGTCGAGAAGGCTCGACGGACTCTGGCAGAGCGTAAGGCCGTATCCCCTTCGGCCCGCTTCCTCCCTGAGATCGACCGGCGCACGCGGGCAAGCGTAACCGAACAACTCGTCAAGAATCTGGACGAGAACCAACGGCTCATCCCTGGCAATGATCCCCTCACGGTCGCGCAAGTTGTTCAACTGGCGGATCGGGGAATGTGGGATCAGATCCCAGGTTGGACCGAAGACATGCACCGCAAGATCCAGCGCGAGACGGTTGCTACCTGGCAGGACATGAAGGCGCGCGGCTTCGATCCAATGTTCATCCACACTGTGCCGTCGAACCGTATCGGTCGGGTGCTCCATCCTGGCGAGAGTATCGTGCCTAACAAGCCGTCGAGTACCAAGGCGCGAGCATGGGATCTGGCACCCGGCTACAAGGACTTCACGATCGCAGCCACCGATCAGATGATCGAGTTCCTTCGCCGCCGTGAGACAGAGGTTGCAATCAAGCAGGTGACGGACATGGTGGGCGAGACGGAGAGCACGCTACGCAACCAGTACATCGGGGTGGCTGAGTATCGGGCAGCACGAGCCCCGGTGAAGTCGGTGGAGCAGCACCTTCAAGATGCGCTCAACGAGGACTGGACGAAGTTCGATCCCGAGTCGATGGGGTACAACTGGGGGTCTCCGTACTTGAACCAACTCAAGACGGACGGCATGATGATTCCCAGGAACGTCGCGGACAACCTCAAAGATCTGAGCAAGCCAAAGCAAATCGCAGGCGGACTATTCGATGCGCCCACCAAGGCGTTCCGTATCGCAGTGGTGGGTCTCTCCCTCCGCACGCAGATTTACAACATTGTCGGTGGCGCGGTCAGCAACGAACTCCGCAACCCCGGCTCAATGATCCGGCAGATGGACAAGGTGCGCGACTACCTCGATGCCGTGAAGTCGGGGGATTACAGCAAGCTCCCTCGTGAGCTACAAGAGATTGTCGGCTCACAGAAGGCGACGATCATGGAGTTGGACGATCTGTCGCAGGGGCGGGTGAGAGGTAAGGCCACCGAGATCGCATACCACTACCTCAAGGGCAAGAAGTATGCGGAGATGTTCAATGCCGAGCAGGCAGCGAAGACCCCTGGTGCGCCGAGCAAGATGTCACGCGCTGGTGACGGCATCACTCGCGCTACGCAAAAGCTCTACGACTTCAACGGTCTGTTCGATGACATGTATCGCGTCGTCTCGTATTGGGATGAGTTTGACCAGGCAATGAAGAAGGGGGCCAAGCCCGAGGTCGCTGCGGCTCAGGCCATTGGTGAGACGCGCAAGGTGTTGCAGGACTGGATGGGGATGACTCCGATGGAGCGATCGGTGATGAAGTCCCTCGTCCCGTTCTACGGCTTCATGTCGCACGCCGTCAGGTTCGTCATGCAGTACCCGCTCGACCATCCATTGCGCGCCGAGATCATGAGCAAGCTTGCGATTGCTGAGATGGAAGACATGAACGGATTGCCGAAGCGGTTCTTGTCGTCGCTGTTCTTCGGGGAGCAGAGTGAAGAGGGCAAGCAGAACGCGTTCAACTTGGCACCGATGAACCCGTTCGGTGAGGTTGCCAACATCATGACGATTCAAGGCTTCCTTGGCGCGACCAACCCGGCGATCTCGACGGCACTCCAGATGGCCGGGCTGGATCAAGGCGAGGCAGAGTTGTACCCGAGCCTCCGTTACGACCCCGAGACCGGCAGGCTGGCGGCGAAGTCCTCCAATCCGCTGATGGCCATGCTTGAGAACACGATCCCCCAGTCGGGCATTGTGACTGCAATGCTGGGCATGAACAAGCAGTTCAATGAGACCATGCGTCGCGATCCCGCTGCGGCGAACAGGTTCTTTCTGTCCAACATGACACTGCCGATCCTGTGGCGCGAGTACTCCATCCCGCAGGAGCAGTTCAAGGCCGAGGTGGCCAGGTACGAGAGCCAGGAGACGGTGAAGAACGAGGCGTTGAAGTCGGGCAACTGGTCCGAAGCGCTGAGGTATCCGAACCTCCAGCAATATCTTGAGGCGTTGGATTCGATTCCGCCCGACGAGTTGTCTGCGTTCCAGCAGCGCGAGGGTGAAGCGATCAAGGGTCTGGCCAACGCGTCGCTTGCTGGCGAAGCGTTGACGCTGCCTGTATCGCCAAACATCAATGATCGGGTGACGGAGATCCTTCGCACTCAGGTCGCTCTCGTCCAGGGTGGCGGCGTCAGGCCGTCAGCACTTCAGGGCTTGGGGGTGCGGGGGCGGAACGCCCCTGCCTTGCCGGGTGGCGGTCCTGGCGCGTCGCTTGCGAATACCTCTGCTGGCGGCATCTGACGGGTAGTCTTCTTGCAGCCGGGGTGCTGGTTGGTACGGCTACTAGCACCCCGGTTACTCAACGTAGAACGAGCGCACGAAGATTGGCTAGCGATGAGCGAAATGTCTGCCACTGTCATTGTCGGTTTACTGGCTTTGCTGAGTGGCGCTTCAATCACTGCTCTCATCAATTCGGTTGCAAGACGCAGAGTGACGAGCGCGGAAGCAGATCTGCTTGTAGTGGATGCAGCCGACAAATTGATGATTCGCCAGCAAGATCAACTCAACCGTGGTGACCAGGAGAGAATCAAGATGGAGGTGGAGATTGCATCGCTTCGTGCTGAGGTTGCCCAACTTCGCTCCGACATCCACAATGAACGAGATAAGTGTGCTATCGAGCTTGCTGCTCTTCGCAGTGAGATACTTGCGCTAGCGTCGCGCGTGAACCCAGACGATCATTAGGAGATCTCATGTTGAACATTCCCGAGTCCACTCGTGCGTACATCTATCGCATTGCGCTTGCCGTTCTTGCGGTCCTCTCGACTTACGGGTTCGTTGGACCCGACGAGGTGCCAATGTGGACGAGCGCAATCGTGGCCTTGCTCGGCATCGGTTCATCCGCCTTGGCAACGGCCAATACCAGCCGCAAGACTGCTTCATCGGCAGGTGACAACGAAGGGTAGTTCTGATACCCTGACGTTCATCACGTTGCCTGTCTTGCTACGTGTGTGTGGAGAGAGCCCTGACCCGCCACGGTCAGGGCTCTCTCGCGTTCACAGATCCTTTACGTCCAGCCCCTCAGCGATCCCTTCTTGCCACGCTTCCAGCATGGCATCGACTTGACCACTGGTCATCCATCGGAACCTGAGTCCGTCCAACACGACCGTGCTTGGCTCTAGCACGAACCAGTTGTGCGCCTTGCAGATGGGGCACCTGCGTAGCTGTGGGCCAGGCTCCACGGTCTTGACGCGCACTGTCTGGCGGCAGCACGGCGTCTCGTTCTTGGACTTGAGTAAGCGCCATTTCATTTCATCAACCTGTCTTTCTGTTCGCGGTCACGGGATGTAGACCCTCACTGCGGGGATGCACGGGTCTCCGCCGTCATCGAAGTCATGCTCTTCCTCTTCAGTCATCGGGAGGATGTCGTGCGTAGCGCAAACGCCCTCGCTGATCCATCCGTTGTCGATGCCCATTTGGAGCCACTTGTCGAAGATTGGGTCCATCACACGATTCCCTGTCCCTTGAGGATCGACTGCTGTGCGTGCTCGGCGGCGGTCATGTCGTCAATGGACACGGTGTACGGCTTACGGAAGACGTACACGTGCTCGTGGCTTACACGCGCTTCGCCGTTTTCACCCTGCCGGTTGCCTTGCACCGGAACCCGTGTCTCTTCCACCTTGGTGAACCCGATGCTCTGGCAGTACGCCCGATGCCATGAGGCGACAGGTTGCTTGACTTCTTTACGGATGTGGTCCTTCACGTTGAGGATGAAGTACCCGCCCGGTTTCAATAACTCGAACACCTCATCCCATGCGGCGCGATGGAAGTCACGGTAGGCGTCGCCCCACTGCAATCCCGCACTCGACCCTTCCGACAGCGGCCTGCCAAGCTTGTGCCGGTAGGTGTTGCGTACAGAGTCGTCTTTCGCCTCGTGGTGGTCGGCCATCCGGTTGCCGTAGGTCGGTGACGTGATGATGATGTCGAACGATTCGTGCGCGGACGGGTGATGAGCGAAGTCGAAGAAGTCCATGGCCAGCATGTTGTCGTTCAATTGCCGGTACCTGTCGTGCATGGGTGCCTGGTCTGCCCACTCCCGTTCGATTTCCACGCATGTGATCTTGAAGTCAACCTCGCTGGCGTCGTACTCCATCGACAAGGCGTGAAGATCGAATATCCCGCCGACCCCGCCGAACGGATCGAGCACGTTCCAGACGTGCTTCTCGGGGTGCATGTTGACGAGCTTCGCCACGTCTCGATAGATCGCAAGCCATACCGTCTTGGAGTACTTGGCCGGGTGTTTGATCTCGGTCACACCGGGTTCGCCAGTCTGTCGTTTACGCCCGAAATTACCAAGTGTCGTTGCGCTTGTGTCATAGTTGCCCATATCTGATGTACCTCCGCTTGTGCTGTGTATGCCCTGGCTTGTGCCAGCGTGTATTTGGTGACCATCTCCGTGTCTTCGTCTGTCACAACAGTTTCTCCTTTTGTCTCTTGCTTTCGCGTGTCTTGGCTATGCGATATTTGGCGGTTGCCTTCTTGATCTTCTCCCAGTGGACATCCATGTCGCGCCAGTTGCTACGTGATGCTTCGTGGTAAGCCATCATCTCGTCAGCCACTTCGATAGCTAGCTCTGCTGCCGACTTGGGGCCGCGACGCTCTCTGAGCGAGGTCATAGCTCCCCCGCCAGGTGCAGGTCCATCAGCGTTCGTGGTCGAGGGCTCGGATCAGACGCTTCGCCAACACCTTTCCAATGCCGGGAACCTCCAGTAGTTCCTTCTCCGTAACCGACCATGAGAACGGAACCCCGCCGAAGTGGCTGACGATGGCTCTTGCCTTCTCTGATCCAAGTCCGTCGAAGCCTTGGAGTAGGTGGATCGACCAGTCCTCGTCGGTAACCGATCCCCACGGGCTGACCGGGCCTGGCCGTCGCGACAATGCGTCGTGTCGTTTCTTCGATGACCACCCAGCGAACGATTGGGTCCACCGTGCGGTGTCCCGAGTGTCGTCCGTCCATACTACGTGTACCCCTTTCTCCATGAGTGACATGACCATGCCCTCTAGTTGCGTGCGTGTGACGTTCGATGTCCACTTGCCCATCAGCAACGTGCCCTCGGTGGTGAACTTCAGCCTTCCTTCGATGATGACCACCTTGATGGGTAGTCGTTTCATCATGGCCACTTCACGTGCTAGCCGTCCGTCTTGGATGCTTGCAAGGAAGTCTTTGATCTCCTTCCGCTGCACTCCCCACCATTCGTTTTGTGCTCGCCAGAGGATGTCGCATCCGTGCCGCTCGGGCAGCATGGACACCCTCGTGGCAAGCCCAGCGATGTGCGGGTCGCGCTCGGTCGGAGCGACGATGAACCTCACGATGTCGGTGAGTGAGTACCCAGCATGTCCACGATGATGTGGACGGGGGTTGACGCGTTCAACGTGACTTTGCCGTTGGTCACCGGCAGGACAGTGGTGTTGGCGATGGCGTCACGGTTGTCTCCCCAGTTCAGGCACGATGTGCCGGGGAAGCCCGAGAGGAATCCGCCATGCGCTTGAGGGATGACGGTGACGGTTGCCGTGATGGCGACAACATTGCCAGCGATGGGGATTTCGACTCGGGTTG